AAGTTGGGTCACTGAGTACATCGATCCTGACACTGGTAACATAAAGAAAGATTTCCTTGATGAAGTTAAGTTGAGTGTTGAATTGGCTCTAGCACGACTTCGCAGGGGAGAACGTGTTAATTGGCTTTTCAACGCGACTCCGAAAGACGAGCCAACACCAGTCGAAAAGGAGAAGGTGCGACTTTTTATGGTCGCTGAGATTTCTTGTACGATATTGGTTAGAATGTATTTCACCCCTGTTTGTCGAGTAATTCAGATGCTTACCGCGCGCAGTGAATGCGCTGTTGGTATCAATTGCTTAAGCGAAGACTGGGAGGCGATTATGAGTCATTTGGAGCGGTTTTCGAATTATTTTGATGGTGATCATTCCAAATATGATTTGAGAAAGAATCCCGAGTTGAGCAGATTTTCATATCGAATCATGATGGAGATTGCCGCTCTTGGATCCTATACCGCCACTGATTTGTTTATCATGAGTACTATGGTGGAGGATTTGGTATCTCCTTTGGTGAATTTCAACGGTGAAGTCTATCACTTGGACGGTTCTACTCCTTCAGGAATCCCGGTGACAGTGATCATAAATTCTTTGGACAATAGTTTGATCAATCGATGTGCGTACTTTTCGCAATATCCCAATTCAAAGCCCGGAGCATTTCGACGGTATGTTTCCCACATAAACTATGGAGATGATTTCGTGAATACCGTATCCTTCTATGCTCGTCGGTTCAATTTTATCACCATGCGTGATTATATGGCTAAGTACGGGATGGTCTTGACGCCTGGAATTAAGGACTCTGTTGGCACCAAATTTTTGAAGAATGGTGATGGGGTCGTTTTCTTGCAGCGCACATCTTCCGATATACCTGGTCTTAATTATCGGGTTGGTAAGTTGAACGAAAAGTCCATTGTCAAGAGTTTGTTGTCCGTGCTCAAATCTCAGCACGTAACTCCTGAAGAAGCTGCTGCCATCAATGTTGATGGGGCGTTGCGTGAGTGGGCGTATCATGGAGAGGAAATTTTCCTCCAGCGCCAGAAAACTATGCAGCGCATTTGTTTGGAAGCCGGAATTTCTCACATGTGCAGAAATTTACACGCTCCGCATTGTTCGATGATC